CTCGAAAGTGGGCGCCTCTGCTTAGAAGGTCCTCTCTCTAAGAGGAAATCTCCTAAGTGCCATGTGCCGCTACTTTTTGCGGGACTATGGTTGCGCGTGTTTGACAAAGACTCCTGCTTGAAGCGTGAGGTAGATGTTAACGCTCTTTTCTTTCTTCGACAACTTTTAGTTATCGGAAAAAGGATTGAGGTGGTCTGCAGTGATTCTCGAATCGAATCGAAGATCACTGACTACCATAACATCGAAGCAACTCTTCACCTGCTTAGTTTTATATGGCAGGACGACGAGTTGATCTTCCGTGGAATTGGGAGAAATTTGGATGAATTCCAATATCCCTCCAGACCTGGTCGTAATGTCGACCACCGTATGGGTAGTACTTTGTCTTCTGATGGGCCTTCACTATATGAAGAAGGACCAAAAGTAGATGAGGTATCTAACCGTAACGGTACGGAAGAAGACGAACTCGAACGTGATCTTACACGAGTGCACCTTGCACAATGTGTCGATCATCTCTACCCTTTTCATTATGATAAGGTGGGTCTTTTCGCGAGAAGAGACCGAGCTTTACATGCTGAACGAGTAGATAGAATTCGCCTCCTCAGTCAGATCCAACGAGTAGCGGATCTGATTATCGGTTCATTTGACGAATTCGACCCTGAAAGCTATTCTGCTTTCTTGGAAGAATCTGGCAAAGGAATCGGCTTCAAGCATGGCCCTGGTGCTGTCGCAGAACGGTTGAAGCAACATGAGAAATCATGTTTCCCAAACTGGCCTGCTAAGCTAAACCATGTCTTTCCATATGATACCTGCGGTAGAACCGTAGGGTCACCATTGGAAAGACCATCTCTTCACGAGATGGCCTCTCGATTGATTTGTGTGCCAAAGACCGCTAAAGGTCCTAGGCTCATTGCAGCAGAGCCAACATCACATCAGTGGTGTCAGCAACTGCTGCTTAGGTTCCTGTTTGATCAGTGTCGTGCAACCTTTGGGTCGCACTTCATTGATTTCAGAGACCAAAACAAATCAGCCGACATGGTTTATTCGGCATCCTTGGACCGAAAGCTTGCAACCGTCGATTTGTCGGATGCAAGTGATCGATTGACGTGTTGGACCGTGGAGCGCGT